AACATTTGTTTGTTGATTACCATGATCGCAAACCAAAATAGACTCAATGATAGCAAAATCAAAATCACCGCCTGTGGGTGCTGTATAAACAGTTGTAAGATTGGTTGTGCTTACATTAACCTTGGCATTAACAGCTCTTTGTAGGTACTGATCTTTTGATGCTAAATGCACTATCTTTTACCTCTGTTCTTAACATCCAAGCGGATATTACCAACTTGGAAATCTTGGTCTGTGCTACCTGTTACAGTCATTTGTACTTGTCTTGCTGTAAACCTTGCGTCTGTGTAGCCATCACTTTCAAAAGTAAATGATCCAAAGTCCGTTGTAGGGCCTAGTGGAGTAAATTTACCTTTGAAACTAAGGGTGACACCTGGAAGCGTGTTAGCCTCTTCGTCTGGTAGTATTTGATTGCATTGGACATAGTTATCGCCATTACCAATTTGGATAGGCCCAGAGGTTGCGTATGGAACAGCAGTGCCTAAGTTCGGTGAGTTACCTAACACAGTTGATTCATGCTGATACACAAACCCAGCGTTGTCTGCTGAAGTTGGGAAATCAAAGACACCTTGGTCAACCCAGCATCCTCTATCTAGCTCACCAATTGACCAGACATTTTCACCATAATTCCAAATAATATATTTATTGGGAGCGTATTGACTTTCACCGCTTGGAAAACCCCACCACAATTCATTAAAGTTAGAGTTATGTCCACCCCAACAAGATTTTTTACCTGGCACATTAAGTTGATCGTAAACATAATCATGCACTTCGCATGGTATTTCTCTAACAGTACCATCGTAAACAAAGAAAGAATTTTCACCCATCCACGATAAAAAGTTACCAGTTGGAACAATAGATCTTACGCTTACCGCTTTACAGTTAGTTCCAGCATCAGCAATACCATAAACAAATGGTGATCCTGCATAGAACATTCTGCTGATTCCAGTATCACTAAAGATAATAATATCGTTGCCATGTGAGGCTGCGGCTATGGCTCTACCACCTGTAGGTATTTGTAAATCACCTGCGGTGTTGGTGGCTTTAGATGTCCAGTTGGTGTTGTCTTCTCTGTTAGACCAAGCGATCTTTCTTGGATCTCCGCCTGAACCTATAGCTACTAAATGCCTTTCGTTGGTCACAATAATGGCTTGGTTGCCTGTGGGTGCGTTAGCCACAACTGTTGCTATGGTATCGGCTGTACCACCTGAGTTTGGTCTCCACTTATAAATCTTGCCATCACCAGAGAAACAGAAGTTAAGGTGTTCACCCCAGTTGTCAAAGGAGAAATGACCTGAATCCAAAGGTAATCCTGATTGTGAACGAACATCGCCATAATCTTCTACGTCATAATGATATGCACCATAACCAAGAGGATCTGAGGATGCGTCATTAACAAAACCAGACGGAGTGATATCAGTCCAAGTGTTGTCGTATAAGACGTAAACTTTTTCTCTTGTACCAACCGCTAGTATGGGTTGGCCTAAGTTATCGTTGTAGGCGTACATCCCAATGGGTGCGCCATCTAATGCTGTTTGTTTGAGTCTTGTCCAGCCACCAATAGGTTTTAGGTAGCCATTTTCAAAGCGTACCAAATTCCCGTCAACCCAACGACCTTTGTTGGCATAATCAGTTCCGTTTTTGACTATACCTGCGGGGGGTGTGATTGGGAATAATGCCATTCACTTACGCTACTAAAGTTTTAGTGACCGATGTAGGTGTTATTTGCCCTGCTATGTTTGAATCAAGGCTATCTTTTAAAGATTGCACCTCTTCTTCACCCATTGCACCTTCGACCCAACCTTGTACTTGTGAACTTGTCACGCTGTCAAAGTCTGTGAAGTTTGAAAGATCAGATGTGTTTAATACTTGAGTGCCATAAACAGATGCTGTGTAGGGATTGCCCCCTGCATCTACCTGCGTATCGGTAGCGTTTAATTTCCAATGCACGTTATAGATAACGTCTGTTTGTCCTTCGTCTGTTGGGTATACGTCTACAGTGTTTACGTCCCAGTTATATGATATTGCCATTTTTATTTTCCTCTTTGGTTATTAGCTTTCTAGGGCTGTAATTCTTGCTTCTAGTTCTTGTATAGTTTTGACCAGCAGTGGTACGAGTTTGCTTTGGTCTATGCCTTGATAGTCTGGCACTGATGCTGTCTTAACATCTCCAATGCTTTTTCCTTCTGGTAGTTCATCACCTTCAACATAAAGAACTTCATCAGTCATAGCATCTTTAGTTAAAGTAATTGCTTCAGGCACTATCTCTTGTACTTCATGTGCTAAGAAACCATCTACTGTTGTATCTGCATCTTCTATAAAATTAAATCTTAACGGGTTTAGTTGTTTTAATCTTGTGGTTGCATCCCAATCAGTTACTAAGTTTTCTTTAAGTCTATAGTCTGAGGATGTGTTGTAGGCTGTTGAGGTAGTGTTGCTAGTAATAGAGCCTTTAACATTGTTGCCTGACATTAAAAATTGCATCATTGTATGACTGCCACCATAGCCACCAACCTTTATAGTAACCTCATTGGTTGTACCAAACCTTGTATATACTTTGTCTGTTGGGTATGAGCCATCGTTGTTATGAAGTAATCGCCCTGCACTATCAATCCTCATGCGTTCTGCTGCATCAGTATTAAATCTCATAAAGTTAGATGAATGGTCATACATTATATTTCCAACATCATTATCATTTGGGTCTGCAAAAGCTATGCTTGATGCGCCATTTGCTGCACCATAAATTGTCATACCTTCGTTTCCTGCACCTGTACCAACTACTAAGTTGTCATAAGAGCCGTCTGCTGAAAAAGTATTTCCAATATGTACTTTTCCTGCGCTAGTAATCCTCATGCGTTCTGAGCCACCACAATGAGTAGCAAAATAACCTGTATCAACTTGGAATCTAGCCATGACTGAATCGTTAGCATTATTGTAAAAATCAACTTCAGCTATATCGTCTGACCTACCTCTTATTCTTATAGCGGATGCGGAAGCATTGGATTGAATGTCTAATGGTACTGTTGGACTTGTAGTACCAATACCCACGTTGCCTGATGAGTCTATTCTCATGCGTTCTGTTGTAGAACCGCCTGAAGGTTTTGTATGAAACTTTATTGGTTGAGCTGCGGTCTCGTGTTTTATATCAAAGCCACCGCCGCCTGTATAAAGAAAGTCTCCGTCTGCTAATGTTAAATTTGTTCCGTCAAATTGTAGGCTTGACTCACCATTAAGAGTATTAGCTGTACCACTACCAGTTATAACCCTGTTATCAGCGTTGTTGTTGATGGTTGTTCCTGCAGGGGCATTTTCCCAAGCTACTCCACTACCAGTAGATGTTAGAAGTTGTCCGTCAGAACCCTGCCCACCATTAACCTTAAAGTTGACACCATCAATAATGGCTGCATCAACAAGACCTGCGAAGGTTGCTGTTCCCCCAACTGCAAGAGTTGTTGCCATGTCTACAGCACCATCAATATCCACAACATCTAAGTTAGTAGTTCCGTCTACGTCTATATCGCCTGAGATGTCTAGTGATGCTCCAGTGAATACACCAGAAGCTGTAAGGGTTGTGAATGTACCTGCTGCTGGAGTTGTACCACCAATGACCGAGCTATCAATAACCGCTCCGTCTAGGTTAATTGCTACCGATGTACCAGTTGCACTAAAAACCGCATCGAGAGAATCAAGATCTGTGTTTAACTTAGTTCCCCAGGTATCGGTGGATGCACCGACCTCTGGTTTAGTAAGATTAAGATTAGTAGTAAATGTATCTGCCATAAAAAAATTCCTTTAAGCTGCGTCTTGTTTGCCTAATGTTGTCCAGTCTGTTGATGAATTGGTTTGCTCTGTCCATGTACCGCCAGTTGCGGTTTGATCTGTCCATGTTTCAGCTGGAACTATAATGTCATTCCATTTTAAACCACCAACAGCAGAAAAACTACTGATTTGTGAAATGGTTGCTGATACAAAGAATGTTAGACCGCCAGATGCAGTCATATCGCTTGTTTGAGCTATAACTGAATCAGCTCCAATAATAAATCTTCCTGTCGCGGTAAAGTCTGATGTTTGCTCTGAGGTTGCTTGACCTAGTGCTATACGCACACCGCTTGATGTAAAGTCTGATGTTTGAGCAATGGTTGCTACACCATCTAAAATAATTAAACCTGTTGCGGTAAATCCAGATGTTTGTGCAATGGTAGACGAGCCAAGATTAACTATGTGGCCCGTAGAGGTGAAATCTGATGTTTGTGCAATCGTGGCTTCTCCACGATCTATTTGTCTTGCTGTTGCAACGAACCCAGATGTTTGAGCTATAACCGCAGATCCCAACTTAACAACTTCGGCTGTCGCGTCAAATCCAGAGGTTTGTGCTATTGTCGCTGCCCCTGGTTTAACCAGTAAGGCTGATGAAGTAAATCCAGAAGTCTGCGCTGATGTTGCGGATGCAAAAAGTGTAAGCCCTGCTACTGCGTCAAAGTCTGATGTTTGGGCTAATGTTGCAGATGCAACTTGATACTGCGGAGTGCCATAAGCGGCAATTCCGTAGTTATAAGCACCATAGCCTACTGAGGCCATGTTATTAAGCTAATGTAATGTCTAAATCACCAGCGTCAAATCTGAATACATCACCACTTGAAACTGTCTTAGATGCAGTTAATGCTGCCCAAGCCATTAAGTTTCCACTAGATGCTGCGTCAAAAACTCCAACATGAGTCACAGTTCCCCATGAGCCAGTTGCAGTTGCAAATTCTACTGCTGCTCCATTGGTTGCTGTTGTTGGGGATGTTCCACTAACTGTCATAGCT